AAATGGTTTAATCCTTCGTAAGCCAACCGCTTTGTTAGACTATAAGATCATTGTCTCTCAAGCTAATATTGCTTCAGTTGACCCTGAACCAAAGTTTAAAGAAATGCTCGCCCTTCAACGTGATGCCGCTGCTCAAGCTTCTGTAAAGAAACAAGAGGCAAAACGTGCTGAGTACGATAAGCAAAAGATTATTGCTGAAGGTGAGGCTTCGAAAGCGCAAATCCAAGTTGATCAGGAGAAACTTCAGATCACCAAGCTGATTGCTGCTGAAACTATGCTGAAAGAAGCTAAGATCGACTTGATGCAGGCTAAGATCCAGAAAGAAAAGGAAATTCAGCTCGCACAAAAAGTTAAAATTGCCGCAGACGCTCAAGCATATGCCAAAGCAAAGGTTATTGCTGCTGACGGCGCCTTGACTCAGAAACTGACTGCTTTTAATCAGGCTGTCGAAGATATTTCTAAAGGCTGGGCAAATCGTAAAGTACCACAGCAAGTTATTATCATGGGTGGAGGTAACGGTGATTCATCAACCGTACAAGGTTCGCCGCAAGAAGTTCAAATCATGATGGGAATGATGATGGCTGAAATGGCTAAACAAAACCTTAAACTCGATCTGAACGTAAACAAATAATATTAACAGTTAGGTGGGTGTAACAGCCCACCTAACATAGGAGTTGTTATGTTTGGAGTTTTTTTAATTGCATTTATTGCTTGGATCGCTATAGTATTATTCCTGTGGGTAGTAATTGGCGCAGATGAACTCGGCGGGATATTTCTTGGTATTGGATTTGTAGGAATGATATTAATATCTACATTACTAGTAACAGGTGTCAGGCACAAACTAGATGCAAATTGTAAGGTGCCACAACAAGTTATTACATCAGAAATAGCAAAGCAAAATCTGAAACTTGATTTGAACGTAAACAGGTAATATTAACAGTTAGGTGTCACCTAACTTAGGAGTTGTTATGGTTGGAAGTTTGTTAATTGCATTTGCTGCTTGTATCGCGTTTGGATTATTCCTGTGGGTGGCAATTGACTTCGATGAACTCGGAGGAATATTTATCGTTATCGGAATTGTGGGAATAATATGTACATCACTAGCAGGAATTCGTCATAAACTAAATGCAAATCGTGACATTCGTAACAAACTGAATGCTAACAGTAACACTGTTGATGAACAGTTGGAACACAAATATTACGAAATGATTTACACAAAATTCGTTAAGAAATTTAACTTAACCGATAAACAGTTTGCTCGAGATCCAAAAATTAAACAAACCGTTTTAGAACTAGAGCCAACACAAGAAGAACAACTCGTAGAGCAAATTAAAGAACAAACAGGTATTAACATTCAATTTGCTAAAAAATTAACTTTTGAAAATAATTGGTAACTTTTTGGTTGACTTTTGAACACGTTGATAGTATAAAGTGTTCATAAAATATGGAATTAATTACTAAAAAAACCTTTACTTATCCTTCGCTTTTTGATAGAATGACTTATCAATTAAACAAAGGAGTTCAACATGAGATTTCAAGACATTATGCATCAATTTCAGGAATCAGAAGTCAACCAACATCATAACACTTGTATTGTCTGCGCCCTGGAAATGGACGACATTATAACTTTTCAAAATGTCCGCGATGCTGTTGCTTGGCACTACGAGGAAGGAACCTCCGATTTCGAACTTATGGTTCGTTGGGTGGAATCTCAGGTCATGATTACTATTTTGGACGTTAAAACCCTTTAAAATGGAGTCAATCATGCAAGAAAAATTCGAGAAAAAAGCTATCGCGTTGGGCCGAAAAGAATATGCTCAAGAATATTATAATGGTCATATGGGTGGAAGATGGGTAGGAGAAGCTCTAAGAATTCTGGTTGATCTTTGGATTGATGTTCAAGAACTTGAAAATAATAACGAAAATTACCAAGCAACGTGGTTGTGGATTGAAGCTGCTCGTGAAAAAGGTAAGAAATTGGCTAAGAAAGATATTCAAGCCGAAAATCGAGCTAATAATCGCCGGATTGCTAAAATGGATGCCGAACGAAAACTAGAAACGGAAGGATTTGGACAATGATTCGAGATGGATTAGGAATTTTGGCTATGGCGATTCTTTGTTATGTTGCGTGTATCGGGTTTTTTACTTTTTGAAAGGGAATTATGAAAAGCATTGGAATTGAGAAGATAATTGTTCACGCCGTGTGTGGATCTAGTATAGATCAATGCATTAATGAAGCTATCACTTTAGCATTTGAACGATACGAGACAGTTGAGCTTATACATAACGACACCGTCTTTGAGATCTCACCTGTTAAGATTAAAAGTGCCATCATTAATGATTATGGAGTTTGAAAGATGAGTATGCGAGAACATAGAATCGAAAAAATTCTCTATGAATTGAAACAAGAGAAGTATGTTTCAGCACATAGAATTCGAGAGAAAATTCTATTACATTTTGATCTGGCTGATCTAGCAGAAATTTTCTTAATTATCAAGAGTCGGATAGTTATTAATCTGGAGTAAACATGAATCTTACTATTATTCGAGGGTTACCAGGGTCTGGGAAATCTACTTTCGCATTCGGAATTCAGACACATAATACAGCTATAGTTGAGGCTGACATGTTTCACTTGATTAATGATAAATATGTCTATAAACCTGAAATGGCTGGATATGCTCATGAATGGTGCCAGTCTCAGGTCGCATGGAACTTGAACCAGGGTAACAATGTTCTCGTGGCAAATACTTTTATCACTAAACGCACAATAGTTCCTTATTTTGAACTCGCTCAAGAATTTAATGCCGGGTTTCATATAATCACTAGGACTGGTGATTTTGGAAACATTCATAATGTTCCTGCTGAGGTGATTCAGCGCATGGCTGGAGCGTTTGAAACTTTCGATATAGAAGATTTCATTGAGTACTATGAAGAATATCATTCGTTCCCTTGGGCGAAGGGATTATAGTATGAATCTATTTTTTATGCTTTCGGGTATTATCTTCTGGATTTTTTTCTTTACCGCCTGTTTTGTGTGGATGCTCATGGTGTGTGATGATCTTATTAAGTCCAAACTAAAGAGCAAAGCAGATTTAGCAGAAGGTGCTGCTTATAGCGACATCGGCCGAGCAATTTTTTCTAATGCATACTGGCTTGGCGGTGATGAATATAAAGATATTCACCCGTACGTGTTGATGAAATATCTTGGTGAAGAAATTCGTGATCATGGCTACTTCACTTGGACCATACAGAAAAGAGCAGAAGTAGTATCTAGATCTTCTCTATATAATAGAAGTAATCATAAGGAGTAAAAATGTCTACACTTTTTCTAATTTTATTTGGTTTTGTGATGCTGGTTTTCGGAATTATTCTTTGCCCATTCATTCTCTTTATTCGTGCGCGTAGAGATAAACATTGGGACGATTCTAATATGACTAATATTTTCAGATTAGTTGCTCATATTGCGACACATCCCGGCGACTTCGGTGAAATGTATTATGCTGATGGCCGCAAACCTTTCTGGTACATTGCCGGAGATGAATTCGCTGACATTGTGCAAACAAGACCAGACCTGCCGAAAAATGACGTGATTTCAGAAGTTGAGCAAACAATTAATCTGGAGAGTGGGATTAAGAAAGATCGAGAGATTCTCTCAAATGATTTTGAAGACGCTAGTGATTACTTCAGAAAAATGAGTTGGGGTGATCACGTAAAAGCTGAAGATTTGTTGCATGCTATTAGTCGCGAAATTAATAAAGATAGAATTGATTTTAGAAAAATCTATACTCAACTAACAAGACCTTTCAGCCAAAGCTCAGGCGAACGATAAATTTGACAGTAAGATAATGTTGTGATATAATTATCTTGGAGTAAATTAATGAATGCTGATGATTTTAGATTCTTTTTGATTTTTATTATACTTTATGTTTTGTTCGGTGGAGATCCAGATTTGGTGGACTCGATCGGGATCTATCTACGTGGAGCTTCGGCTCCCCAACAAGTTATGGAGCTAACGAAATGAAAAATTTAACTTTTTGCATTTATCTTTTTATGGTTAATGCTCAGTTTATTCCTGCTATTTTGGATATGCTGTTTTGATCACTAAACCATCTACAACATGTCGGCGAGATGAATCACCAACATCACCAACACTAGGAAATGAAAACATGAATGAAGCACTAGAACATGATCTAGAGACACCAGAAGGTCGTTTCAATGAATTATTAGATAAATTAATTGGGGAAGGCTGGCCTCGGCGACGTGCTAAGCGATATTTAATGGCTCTTGCTAAGAGAGAGACTTCGAAATTAATTCGTGAGGGACGTAGACGCCAAGCAAAACTTCGCGCAGAAGGAAAAATGTTAGACACGTCTGAAATTTCTGCTCAGTTAGACGCTGAACTTGACGCTGAACTAGCTCAAGCTGGCCTAAGCAGAGATGATCTTGAGGATGCTCAGCAAACTCATGGAAATGTTTTGAAAGACTATGTACCACCAACTAACGAATTTTAGCAGAGGTCATTATGAATTTCGAGCAATTTAGAATCTTGGAAATGAAGGTTGGTTCTCATCTCTACGGAACGAGCACTCCAGACTCTGACGTTGATTTTTCTGGCGTTTTTGTTGCACCGAGAGAATTTTATCTTGGATTAGATAAAGTTGAAGAAGTAGATCTCTCTATTGTCTCGAAAAAAGAAAATGGTCGCAACAATAAAGACGCTGTAGATCGCAAACTTTACGAATTGCGTAAATTTATGAGTCTTGCTATGATGAATAATCCTAATATCATCGAGCAGTTATTCGTTGAAAGAGAACAATTAGTCTACAGTGACTTATTAGGAACCAAACTGCTTCTACATCGGCACATCTTTCCTTATAAAGGATGCTACGATAAATTCATCGGGTACGCTATTTCTCAGAAAAAGAAAATGATTATCAAGCGAGATAACATGTTTGATATCTTACAGGGAATTGAGTTCTTCGAGAAAGTCGATGATAAGCAGCACACGTATGTTGTTGAACTATCTTGGGAGTTTCTTAAGTTGAATAAACGCATTAGAGACACTGGACAGCATTACAACATCGGTGACATGAGTATCCAGAAAAACGACACTGTAAAACAAGCACTTCGTAAATTAGTAGATCGTTCTTCAAGATTCAGCAGTCGATTCGAAGATTTTATTTCTAAAACTGGTTATGACACTAAGTTTGCTAGTCATTTAATCAGACTTTTGATCGAGGGAAGAGATCTTTTAACACATGGAAAATTAGTTTTCCCTCTGAAAGATCGAGAACTAATCTTAGATATTAAATCGGGTAAATATAGCATTGAAGAAGTTTTAGAAATGGCACAGGATTTTGAAGATAGTATGAGGGGAGCCAAAGAAAAAAGTGAACTCCCTAGTAAACCAAACAAGAAAAAGATCGAAAAACTCTTAATTGAGATTATCGAAGAAAGTTGGAATCAATGAAAGCACACTTAGTTTATAAATGTACAAGATGTGGCGAGATTATCGTCATGACCGACACACTACTCGACGTCGATGAAATCGCGTGCGTGGAGAACATCAAAACGCATGTCTGTGATGTTGGAGTTTTTATTAGCCCTGAGAAGCCTCCGAGTTACAAAGTAGTAGACCAAGTTGGTATCATTAAACTAGTCGGTTATAATGAGGTAGCAGATGCTTGAAAATTTATTAGAAAGTTTAAGAATATGGCATATCATGGTTGGCGTGTTCGGTTTAATATTCTTGACCGTTATATGCACAGCCACAGTGTTTATTTTAACGCCAAAATATATGACATATGTTGAAAGCGAAAGAATGAGGAGAGCTGTACTTTGGTCTGAGACACACGAAAAAATGGCTTACCAAATTGGACCGGTGCTTAAAACTTATCCAGACTTCACGAAGTACATGGAAGTCAAAAATAACCAGAAATAATAGCTTTTTTGTTTACATTTCTCACTGGATTTGATATAATGTATTAAATCAATCCAAAGGAGTGTGTTATGGAGAAAATTCTTGTCCCTCGTCAAAATATTTTTGCTCTCGAAGCTAAATTCAAAAAAGCTGCTAAAAAAGCTGCTAAGCTTGGGATGCCGATACCGCTGCTTCACATTTTTAAGGACGAGCAAGAAATCCATGAACTGGAAATAGAAACATTCGAGAAGGTCGAAAAACGTCGAGTTGTTTTTATTCCTGTAGTTTTCTTTGGCGAGATTCCAATTATCAAAGGTTGGAATCTCGCTGCTGCTGTTGAACATTCGAGGGTTCAAGAAAATGAAATCAACTACAATACCGTCCGATCTGTCCCTGGTTATGATGATCTTGTTGATCTTCGTACTGCTCCCCCCACTTGTGATCATTGTGGGCATAATCGTTTTCGGAAAAACACTTATCTCTTACATAATTCAGAAACTAATGAATTTTGCCGAGTTGGTTCTTCATGTGTTAAAGATTTTCTGGGAGATGTAGATCCTACCTACATCGTTAATTCTGCTAAACATCTTAAATTTCTTCAAACATTTCTTGACGAATTTGAGAGAATCCCTGGGGGATCTTACATCGAAGAATTCGATATTAAAGAAGTTTTAACTATAACAAACGCTGTTATCCGAAAAACTGGTTGGTTAAGTAGAGGAAAAGTAATGGACACAGGTGGTTTTGCCACTGCTGACTACGTTTCCGAAATTTTAAACACTTATCCTGCCAATTTTACTCACGAAATGAAAGATATCTTAAATTCTATCGATGATAACGATAAAAAAATGGCTGACGACTCAATTCTTTGGCTGAAATCTTTCGATCTTAACGATGCTTCTTTGAGCGATTACATTTATAACTGTTCATTGTGTGTTAAACGGGAATTAATAACCACTAAAGACCTCGGCATCGCTTGTTCTATCGTTGCTTCTTACAGAAATAAATTAGCAAAAGAGGCAACTCAAACAGCGGAACAGAAAGTTCAAAAAGATTCTACTTTCGTTGGGGAAATTAAAGAACGACTTCGCAACATGAAGGTCACATTCTTAAAAGAATGGACATTTGATAGTTCTTGGGGAGTTTGCACCATTCTTAAATTTATCAACGAAGATGGAAACATTATTATCTGGAAAACTGGTTACGTTGAGCAATTCGAAGCTGGTGCTAAAATGATTATCACAGGCACCGTGAAAAAACATGAAAATTATCGGGACGTGAAACAAACTGTTCTTACTCGCTGTAAATTAGAGGAAGCTTAAAATGGCACTAATTACAAGAAGAATGACTGGAGAAATATTCGACGATATTAATAATGAACGCGAAAGGCAGAATCAAAAGTGGGGCCCACAAGATCATGACCATTATAAGTGGTTAACGATTATCGGCGAGGAATATGGAGAAGCGTCTACTGAAGCTTTGGAAATTGATTTTTTGGAAAGACGAGCGAACGAAGACAATTTGCCATCTATTAATCTTTTAATTAAAGACCGAAAAATGAAATTAAGAACGGAGTTAATTCAGGTTGCGGCATGCGTGGTAGCTTTTATCGAGCAACTTGATAGGGAAGAAAGTTGACAACTGGCTAAAGTATGTTATAATAATCTAAATCAATTAATTAACCAAGGAGAAATGAAGTGAATTTTACAGACACAGAATTATCAATTTTAAGGAATTTTTCAAAGATCAATCAGTCTCAGATTATCACACCGACCGGCTTTGGTGCTCGTGAAGCATCTAATTCTATCATCGGCACATTTAATTTTGAGAATGCTTATGATTTTGAACCATTCGGTATTTATGAAGTACCAATGTTTCTTCAGGCGATGGATACCTTCGATAAACCAGATATTGAAGTCCTCGCTGATCGTGTTGTCATTAAAGAAGGTTCGTCGAAGGTGCAGTTTTTTACCACCCCACTCGATTTGCTAAAGAATTCTGACATTCCGCCAATTGCGCCAAAATTCGATAAGTTAGATTGTGAATTGGATTTTGACCTCTCAGCAGATAAATTAGCAACCATCTTTAAGACTGCATCAGTCTTTAAAGCAAAATATTTGTTCATAGAATCTGATGACGAAGTGGTTCGTTTGACGGTTTCTTCAGACTCTCCCGGAACATCTGCTAACTCGTTCGAGATTGCTGTTCGGGATTCTATTCGTGTAAATAATCTTAACGGCCAAATTCTTAAATTCCCGTTGGCGGAACTTCGTATTATTCCGGGTGATTATAGCATTAAAGCTTCTGTTAAGAAAATTTCACGATGGTCTTGTTTTAATGACGTAGATTATTACGTCGGCTGTATGATCGATTAAATGTACATCTTGGGGGCTCTAAATAGAGCCCCTAAACCTTATCTGGAGAAAAATTAATGTCTATAAAAGATTCTTTATGGGTAGAACGTTATCGTCCACAAACTATCGCCGAAATCATCGCTCCAACCTCAACCCAAACTCTATTAAAAAATATTGTCGCTGATGGTCAATTACCGAACATCATGTTTTATGGCACTGCCGGCCTCGGGAAAACGTCTACTGCTCATGCATTAGTTAATGACATTGGTGCTGAGAAGCTTTATATTAACGGATCGTTAGAAACATCTGTTGATGTAATTCGTGATAGGGTCATTCAATTTGCTATGACTCATTCAGCAGCCTCATTTCTTTCTGAAGATGAGACCAACATTCCAAAAATTGTCATAATTGACGAGTGTGAACGACTTTCACCAAACGCTCAAGACTCGTTGAAAGTGGTTCTTGAAGAAGCTTCTTCGAATTGTAGATTCATCTTTTGTTCTAACAACTTACAGAAGATTATTTCACCTCTTCAATCCCGATGTAAATTAATCTCGTTTAACTATGGCACAGATCAGTCAAAAGATATTATGCTTCAGTACTTTAAACGAATCATAGAAATACTAACGAAAGAAGGATTCACTGTAGGAAAAGCTGAAAAAGGAATTTTGGCTGAATTCGTTCAGCAATTTTTCCCAGATTTCAGAAAAATGCTTAATGAACTACAGGGTTATCTGATCGAACATTCTGAGATTAAAATGGACCTTCTTAGAGTCGGTGATTCTTCTATGACACTGGATTTGATTGAGTTGATTAAAGCAAAGCAATTCAAGAAAATGTCAGAAGTGTGCACGGAAATTGACCCTTCGTCTTTCTTCACAACTTTTTATGCTGAAATCAAAAAGTTCGTGGTGGCAGAATCTTTACCTGACATCGTGTTTATTTTACGTGATGGAATGCATACTCATGCCCTCGCCATTGACCAAGAAATTAATCTTATCGCAGTCTGCACAGAATTAATGCAAGCACTCAACGGGAAGTGGAAATAGAATGGCAAAACTTTTCGATTATTTAAAAAGATTAACGAATAAAGAACTCTTAGAAGAATCGCAAGAGCAATTTGAAAAAGATTATTCTCCCTACATGGTGAACCGGTTCTTTTCATGCGACAAACGACTTCTAATGGTGGCCAAAGAAATGAATAGAAGTGGCATAACTAAGCAGATGCATTTTGATTTCTTGGACACGGTCGTTCCGAAAAAACGTAAATTTCTAAAATATAATCTCAAGAAAGCAAAACTAGATAAGGAGAGGCAATACATTTCAGAATTTTATCAAGTGAACGCACAAAGAGCAAAAGAATACTATCGACTAATGTCAGAAGATGACATGCAAGAAATTATTAACTTTTTTGAAAAAAGAGGTAAGAAATGAGTAAAGAAGAAAATGTTAATGTCTTAACCAACGCTTATGATTGTAGATCCGAAGTGAGTAAAATTACTGCTTCTCAAATCAAAGTCTATAATTTTCTCAGAATGGCGATCGTCAGAGACGTGAAATCTCCAGTTCGTGGAACGAATCATTCTGCCGGTCTTGACTTTTTTATTCCTAACGACTGGAATGATGGTGAGCAGTTTCTCGTGGGTGCTGGGCAGCAAGTCTTAATTCCTTCTGGTGTACATATTGATTTACTAGGCTCTGGGCTAGAGGACTACGCACTGATCTTTAATAACAAATCAGGCGTTGCTACTAAGAAGCATATGTTGGTTGGTGCTCAAGTCGTGGATGCTGATTATCAGGGTGAGGTTCATATCAACGTGCACAATGTTGGAGAAGATCCAATTTATTTACGTGCCGGAGATAAACTTATCCAAGGATTGATTTTACCGGTTGTTTATGCTGTGCCAGAATTTCATGATATCGCCGATCTTTATCGACATGAAACAGAGCGAGGAGCTGGTGGCTTCGGATCAACTGGAGCTTAATATGGCAGAAATACACGCGTTTATTGGCCAGATCGGTGCAGGAAAAACATTCTTCGCACTAAAAGAAGTTAAAAAACATAAAAGTATCGGGCGGTCTGTCTTAATGATTTCATGGGCCGACCCGATCAAACAATTTCTCTCAACATCGTTTGGTTTAAATAAGACTGGACTTGTTCGTGAGGACTTCGATAATTTCTACAAAGATATTAGCTCAACTAAGATCGTGAATATTTTCTCAGATGCGTTAATGAAATATGCGGTAGAAGCTGTAATTCCAATCACAGAATCTACTCGTGGTCTGCTGGTTAAACGTATAAAAGAGCATATGGATGAGCTTAAACAAATTTTTTCTAATTTAAATGAGCATCCAGAAAAATATTCAAGTGGATACCGAAGATTGATTCAGCTTACAGGAACAGAATTCGGTCGTGCTATCGATAAGAATATCTGGGTCGAGGTGGTTCTTTCAAGAATAGATCTGGCTTTCAGGAATAATATCGCGCAAGTGGTAATTATCGATGACATTCGTTTTGAAAATGAATATGATTCATCTTTCGATTTTGCTCTACATAACAACCACCGAATTTACGTGTACGGGGTGAAATCTGACATAAAAACACGCGCTGAACGAACTGGAATGACAGTTGAGCAGCTTGAAGAATTTAATCACCACGCTTCAGAATTCCACGTACCTAAATTAATTAAGCAAATCCCTCCGAACCAAATTATCCAAAATTAAAATGTTTACATTCTGGGATGGATGTTATATAATAGCTATATAACATCCATCGAAAAGGATAACTATGTCAAAATCTCTACTCTCAATCGAAATGACGAACAAAGACACGATCTATCATCGCTTTATCGAAGACGGTGAGCGGAAAGAAGAATATGTGCATTTTGAGCCGTTCTGTGGTGTTGATGCTCCGGGATCAACCTCAACAATAAATTCTCTTTTCAATAAGCCACTAGAACTTCGGAAATTCGATAGCATCTCAGAATATCGAAGTTGGAAAAAGGATAATGAAACTTATATTGATGTCCATGGCGATGTTCGTATAGAATACATGTTCTTGAGCTCTACGTATAAAACCAAAATCCCAGTTCAGTGGGATCTTATGCGTGTCGATAACTTCGATATCGAGGTTAGATGTCCAGAAGGTTTTCCTTTAGCAGAAAATGCTGAGTGGCCAATCACGACCATCACAGTTCAAGATTTAATCAAGAAAACTTATACCGTCTTCGGTTATAAGAATTACGTGAACCACCGACCAGACGAAGTAAACTATATTCACTGCGATGATGAAAAAGATCTTCTGAAACAGTACATCGCTTTTTGGAAAGAGCGTAGACCAGATATCGTCACTGGTTGGAACATTGTTAATTTCGATATTCCTTACATCATTAATCGCACAAAAAGAATTCTTAGTAAAGAATGGGCCAACAAATATAGCCCAGTCGGTAAAATCAAAGCACGTACTTATCGTGATGATTTTGATAATGAAGTGAACACCTATGACATTATGGGCACAGTCATTTATGATTATATGCAACTTTACGGTAAGTTTCAGTTAGAACCTAGAGATGGTAAATCCTTGGAAGTTATCGCTCAAGCTGAACTCGGAAAGGGTAAACTAGATTATAAAGCTGGGGATGACCGAAATCTAGTAGATCTTTACGATAATGATTTCCAAAACTACGTTAACTATAACATCCGCGATACTGAATTAGTTGGATTGATCGACGACAAACGACAATACATTAGACTAGCGGTCAACATGACATATATGGCTAAATGTTTATTCTCTGACGTGTTTGGTACTGTTGGAATTTGGGATGCTTACCTCTACAATGTTCTTTTAGCCAAGAAAGTACTTTGTCCACCTAAGAAAACCAATATGAAATCTAAGTTCCCTGGTGGCTGGGTTGAACCTCCAACTCGTGGACTTCATGGTTGGAACATGGTTTTCGATATCGCTTCTTCTTATCCAAATTCTATGATCAGTTATAATATTTCCCCAGAATGCATAATTGAATTTAACAGCCTGCCAAAAGAATTACAATCTTTAGCGAACTCAATTAGACCTTCTTATGATCCGATTGAGAACTCATGGACTATCGCGAAAGAAATTTACGATGTTAATTGGATCGAGGAAAACGCTAAAGATCTTTTGAAGAAATACAAAGTATGCATGACTGGTTGGGGTGAATTTTTCAGAATTGACAAACGTGGATTTATTCCTGAGATTGTTAGTGAGATTTTCACTGATCGGAAGTCAATTAAAACGGAAATGAAGCATACTGATTTTGCTTCTCAAGCGTTCGCGGCAATGAACGCTGAACAGGGTGCTCTGAAAGTTTTGATGAACTCACTTTACGGAGCAATGTCAAATATCTGGTTTAGATATTTTGATATTCGTATGGCTGGTTCTATCACTTGTGCTGGTCAAACTTCAGTCAAGGGTGCAGCAAAATATGTTCAGGACGAAATCAAGGGCATGAATAATCTCTATACCGACACTGACTCAATTTTCTTGGATATGACTCCGTTTATTAAGGCACGTTTCAAAGGTAAAGAAAATAACTTCGTCGCTGAACATGATTTCTGTATGAAACTTGGTTCACAAGTCGTTGAACCTAAGTTGACTGAATTCTTTGAAAGATTGACTGATGGACTAAATACTTTCACGAATACTTTGGTGATGGAATCTGAGGCGCTTGCTGATACTTGGTTAATCGTTGAGAAAAAGAAATATTCCATGCGCATCGTTAATGATGAAGGTGAAGAATTATTCAACCGTGCTGATGGTAATCTGGGCAAGTGGAATTATGACCGAACTAAGTTCAAAGATGGTCAAGTTAAATTAAAAACTAAGGGCTTATCGCTGATCCAGTCTGTTACTCCAGCCTTCGCCCGGCAGAAATTGAAACGATCTATGGAGTTGATCTTTGAAACAAAAGATCAGCAGACAGTAAAAGATCAATTCGCAGAATGGAAGTCAGAATTTATGTCACTTCCCTTTGAAGAGGTGGCGATGCCGAGAGGAGTTTCTACATTTAATAAATACTTAAAGGACGGTGCTACGGGAGCTCAAGCTCATGTAAGATCAGCCATAGTTTATAATGATATTATAAAAAGTAGAGGTCTAGATAAGCAATATCGCTCGGTTCACCAAGGCGATAAGATTCGGTTTGTTTATTTAAAGACTCCTAATATATACGGTTCGAACGTGATTTCATGTTTAGATCATTTTCCAAAAGAGTTGATAAAAGAAACCCCGATCGACTGGGATCTACAATGGGAAAAATGTTTTACTTCACAATTAGAAAAAATATTCTTAACAATTGGGTGGAATATTTCAGACGATGTTGTCTCACTTGAAGATTTCTTTTAAGAGGATTTATGCTTTTTTTATTTGTTTTAATTTTATTTTCTAGTTGTAGTTTTTCTTTGTATTTGTTTTTATCTGGATTCGTTTTAAATCCTTTAGTTTATGTTTTACTTGGTTGGGGCACTGTTGTTGCTGCTCATTATATTACGTTTCTTTTTGATGCTATTAAGCTTAATATATTAAATAGAAATTTTCAAGCATTCCTCGTGAATGGTGATGGAGAATTCTGGGACGGTGAAAGTTTCACGTCTGGAAAAAATGGTACTGAACCAGAATTCACCTACAATGAACTACAAGTTAATAAAATGGTGAAACACGTTATTCATGTCACTGGCAATAATGATCTCTATCTTAGAATCATGCCACAGATTGAATTTGAAGAATTAGAATAGGAGAAAAACATGGTCAAAAAAACAAAAGACTTTTTCGCAATGCTACCGTCTTGGATCAAATATGCTACTACTATTATTTCCTTGATCGTCACACTGGGTGGGGGCTTATATGCTATGGACGATCGTTATGTGTCTGATAAGGAAGCAGCGCAATCGCTCCAAAATTTCGACATGAAAATGAAGCAAGAGCTTAATAAAATTGAGCTTCAGATGATGTCTAACCAATTAGAAAACATCACGACAGAATATTATAAACACAAGCAAATGATCCGGGCTTATCCTAGTGATCAAGAATTAAAAGAAGAATTTGAAGTTTTGAAAGAACGTCGTACCGAAATCAAAAAAGAGATCAAGGCAAAAATGCAGTTAAATTAAGAGGAAGATATGTACTTTATAGAGTTAACGTTTTATTTTTATGATAAAGCTGTGCCCGAGAAATCTCGATGCACAGGTAAAAAGTTCTGGCAGAAAATAACAGATATTTCTAGGTTCACTGCTTATAGACACTTAACTGAGTTGACTGGCGATGAATCTAGAGACTCTTCTACGAAAATCATGCTTAATACCGGTGAGATCGTAGAAGTGTGTGAGACTGTTGAGGAGATAGTCGCGAAAATCAAAAAGTCAAAGATATAAATAAATTAAAAGATTAGTTTATTATTTAGGAGATAGAATTATGCCAGATGATTTAATACAAGGATTTGCCCTGAAAACCGGTAAACCAGCTGATGAAATTCAGCAAATGTGGGACGAGTCGAAAGCAGAACTTGTTAAGATCGGCAGTGATAAAGATGATGAAAAATTCAGAGCGCAACTCATCATCATCATGAAGAAAAAACTAAATCTCGTAGATTCTGAGACTCAAGATGAAAATCTTTACACAGTATTTAAAAATAAATCTTTATTCGAAGATGAAGAAGATGGTGATGAAGAATACGAAGACGATGATGAGGACTACCAATCATTAGATTTCTTCAAAGAGGTTTTGGAATCCCTTATGGAGAGCGATGAGGAAAGCACACAATGTAATCCTATTATTGAGATTCTTTATGAAGTCGCCGACGACATGAATGAAGAGATTAGAGAAGAAATTATCGAAGGTATCTTTGACTTTTTCGACGTAGAAGACGCTGATGAACTTGACGACGAATTAGAAGAATCTGAAGAGGTTGAAGAGGGATTCTTTGAAGAAGGTGAATTAGACTATTTCTTGAACGAAAAAATCTCTGATCGCAAGAAAAAGAGAATGCGGTTCTTGAAGCAGAAACGTAGACGCCAGCTTGGAAAACGTGGGACTTCTTTAGCATTTAAACGAACACACCGTTTCGATAATAAGAAGAGAAAATTCGTTAAGCGAAATAAAGCTCAATCTACGAGCGATATTAGAAAGAAAGCTAAACGTTTTAATAAGATTAAGCGTCGTGGTGGAACAAAAGCTAAAGCGAAACGTACGAAACGTCGTTTAAAGAACGTAAGAAATCCTTACGGCAAATAATATGAAATCTTTTAAGTTCTTATACGAGGCGGCGTATGCTGGGAATATTGGCTTTGAAGAGATGGTTAAATTTTACAGTAAAGCAAACAAAAAGCAGGAAAAAGAAATGGATGCTGCTGTGAAAAATAATGATTTTGAAGCTTTTAAGTCTTTAATCCAGTCAGTTATTGGAGTGAAATTAAAGTGAATAATTTTAAAGATATATTGGATGAAGCAATTCTTGATTCTGATGTTGCCCGTAAATTACAAGGTAGACTTTCAAAATCCGCAACTGCCCTACGATTAAGTAGAATTGCGATTGGTTCAGTTATGCGGAACATTGATGACTACAAAAAAGGAAAAATGGATGCTGAGGATTTTAGTAAAATTATTTCAGCATATATCGCAAAGGCTGAGAAAAAATGATTTCATTCGTAGAATATTTAGCCGAAGCTATCGCAGTAGATAAGGTAAATACTGTTCCGGGGAAAAAAGAGGTTGTTGTACTTCAAGGGAGGTTTCAGCCACCCACAGCTGGTCACTTAAAAGCTATTAAAGCAGCTTATAAGAAATATAAAAAGCCGGTGGCGATTGTTCTAATCAAGGGTGGGAAATCAGACGTTAAGTTTGATTCATCTATCCAGAAGAAATTATTCAAAGCTATGCTAAAAGACGTGCCTCATTCATTCATTGAACTAAATAATGGTTTCGTTGGAGAATGGATTCATTTCTTAAGAAATAAAAAGATAGAACCTATCGCTTTATTTTGCGGATCTGATCGTGTGAAGTCATATGAAGCTCAAATAAATAGATATAAAGAAACACTGAATCTTAATATAAAAGTCGAAGAGATCGCAAGAACTGGTGAAGATATTTCTGCGTCGAAAGTTCGTCAAGCTCTAAAAGATGATGACTTGGAGACATTCAAGAAAAATATGCATAAAACCACATGGGATTTTTTCGACGAACTTAAAAAGAAAATATGAATGATTTAAAACGAAGACTTGTTCCACATTATCGCCGAGCATTTATTACTACAGAAACTGTTAATAATGATATAAAGCTTATAAAAAAGCTTAATATGCTTTTCGGTAAATTGGAAAAAACTCAGCGCGATGTTTATGTTTTAGAAATTATAAACACGATTAAGATACTAAATAATGTTTTACGAGTAGAAATGATTTTGCTAGTGATATATGAGTGCGTTGAAGCGAAATATCATGACACATTAGATCTTGTACTTCAGAAAGTAATTTCGACATGATGATTACAGAAAAATTAGCTGACACAGTCATGGTTTATTTAATCATCAAAAAGCTATCGACACCATTTGAAGAGTGGCCTGCTTTCGAAATGGGTTTAATAGACGATAATGGTAAAAAATTAAAAGAGCCTAAAAGTTTCAAAGAGCGAGACGCGTGGACCGTCTTCGATCGATTCATAGCAAACCTTAAGCGCATCATGCAAAGATTTGTTGGGAAGTCTAGATTCGCTGCTGTAGCCACGTCAGCTTTTCTTCTGAAAGATTCTCATAACATCTTAATCACGAAACAATTACTTAACGAAAATATCGAAATTACAGCAATAGAACAATTAGCTGTGCATAACGCGGTGAATTTGGCTGGTATTGATGCTTATAAAGAGCCTTTTAATGAAACGCATTTCCGTTTCATGATTGATAAATATATTAAAGAAATTGAGAAACTCGATAGCGATGGGTATCTTGATTTTTTAAAGATGGGAGAATTTGAAAATGAGTGATACTGGAGATATGGCACCAGGGTTTAGCAAGATTACGCCAGATTCTGAATTTAACGGCAGACCATGTTTCGACATTGATTGCCAAGATGAGTATAACTCATTCTCAAAAGGCGTAAAATCTTTTCATCGGTGGAGTAAGCACACGAAATCTGAAAACATCCGCCAATGGTCGAATCAAAATAAAGGTAAATCTTTCTATGTAACCAATAATGGCGGTTACACTCTGGTTAAAAGGGGTAAATAATGCAAAAATTCATGGGTATGCTTAAAGAAAGCAAAAAGCCAAGAAAACTGCAGTGGGGAGAGTTGGACGTTAATACTATTAGATCAGCTATCACCATGCTAAAAGATAAAAAATTGGTGAGTGGTGTTGCTGTTAAAGATAGTGAAGCTCGGAAGTTTCTTTATATCGTAGATGATAAAGGGGAATTGCTGGGGATCGATAAGAGGTGATTTATGAAATCGTTTAGAGAACTTCTAATGGAATCAAAAATTCCAGACCTAAAAAAATATTTTAATAAAAAAATAGACGGAGCTTGGCCCGAAATGAACAAACCAAAAATGGGTTTTATGGACGTTGATGAATGGCTTCTTGACAATGATTTCTCATCATCGAAATCGAAAGAAAAGGCGGGGGTCTGGTATGACGATTATCGTTCTACCAAAATGGATCTCCAGGTGGCACATAAGAAAAACGAAATAATTTTCATTAAAAGACTAACTTAAAGGAAAAAATCATGGCAAAAGTAACTACAGATGATTCTTCAGGCGTATCGATCGCAACATTTGAGATTGAGACTCCAGAAGGCTACACACAATTTAGAAAAGGCTTGGATCGAGGTGAAACTCATTGGTCTCAGCACCCAGAAACAAATGAGCTTCTTAAATATCGTTCTGAAAACAACCAAAATTCTCGAATTTACGTGAAATACGGCGAATTCTCAAGACAGGTGAAATAATATGTCTAACTTTAAAAAAATGCTAGAGGAATCTGTTAAGAAAATTAACAGTGGGAAAGTTTTAAAAACAGTAGTTGATGGTCAAAAACTTTCTATTGCGGTCGGTCAACAAAAAGATGTCATTAGCATTTCTTTGGGGAAAGAATATGTTGTGCTTACCGACAAAGACGCAAAAGATTTCATGGATTTATTAAAATAAAGGTTTTTTAGATGCCAGATATTACTCCAACATTAGCTTTGCGAGAATTAGTGTTTTATGAAGAGAAACCATTTTACATAGTTTCTCATAAAATAATGTACACTCCTACTGGCAATAAAGTAGTCTATCAAATAGCACAAGATTTACCTAATGAGTTTGGTATAGGAAGAGGGACTTTTCCAAACGAACTTTCTATTTTTGATAGAGAAAAACTCATGTCGCAAGCTGAATGGGACTTTTTCCAATTATCTAAATTCGAGATCGGAGCTAATAATCGGGAATACACTCTCACTGGATTACCAATTATCACGTTGCTCGGCGAGGAAGATATCCAATACGTCTTTGATGGTAATTTAACTTATCCTTGGGACGGTGAATCATTTCCGCCTTATGATCCAGCAAACTCGTTCGCTTTAAACACTATCTGGGATGATCCCGGAGCGACAGTTAGAGACACTTCTGACGAAGGTCATGCTGGAGTGAATGGTTCTACAGTTCATGTGGGAAATATTTTATGGGATGGTGCTATCTACAGCATAGATAATCCAGATTTTAATCTTTACGTCTATATTTCATACACAGATTCAAACGGAGTTACTTCTGTTATTCCGAATATTAATATGTCATTAATTGGGGAATATCATCTAACATATAAAGTTATTGATCACCAAGGAATTTCTTCATATGCTACTTCAAGAACTGTCACAATTAACGATTTACCTGTTCGCCCATTAAGCGAGTGTTAAATTATGCCTGCTGTAACTCGTAACGGGGATATTTCTGTTGGAATCTGTTCTGTTGGCGCTGCTTGTTGCCCACACGTCTGGGTTTCAGTTCATTTCAGTGGAAGTCAAAATGTTTTAACTAATAATCTAGGCACGATGCGTCTATCTGATTTAGGTGCGTGCACATGCCCACATTGTCCAATTTCTTTTGCTGCTTCGGCAAGTCCAAACGTATTAGTCAATGGAAGAGGCGTGCATAGACTCGGGGATCTTCACGTAGTTCCTTGCGGAGTCGGTACAGTCGTAACAGCAAGTCCAAACGTTATAGCTAACGGATAACTAAAAAAGGAAGGTAAAAAAGAATGTCTGTTTTCGTTTATCAAATTAATAATTCGAGATTGTTCATCGGTGGAGTTGTTGATTACACTGCTCAATGGAAAGAAATCAGAATCTGCATAGAGAATATCAAAACTCACATGCTTAATATCGAAGAAAAGTGGGAAGTTTTCACAACGATGACTCCGCTCTTAGTAGCTGGTTCTATGGCGCTGATGGGAAGTTACAGTAAAGATGATAAGGTTCCTGATGAAACAATAACTAGACCAAACCCAAGCGTGACGCCCGGAAAAGTTTTTACACTTAATAGAAAAGCTCAGAGTTTAGGAATTGATCTGAACCCAGAGAAATTCTACGTTCCAGTGACTGTTGGAAACGATAAAATCTACAGCGAAGAGATGAATGCTTCTATTGATAACTGGGTGGCGATTGCTGACCTTTATCTGAAAATTACTGACTGTCTTTATAAGATAGGCACGTGTAGAGGTTTTAATTCTACGTTTCTTGGAATGGGTGATCAGAACACGACTCTTAGAACTCCGGGACAAGTTACTTTAAATTATCCAGTCTCAAACGCGATTCTCGTAGAAAATAATGATCATCCCGCTCTTAATAGAAAAAGAATGTGGGACAGACTAGAGGATGAATATTTCTACTGGAACAATCGCCCTGTTCTTGAAATGATAACAGATGACCCTGTTCTTTACAGAGTCGATGCTGAACGCATTTTAGATGGGAATGTCACAGAGGCTGATGTTACTCAGAATTATGAAGGTAATGATTCTTCTGATCCAAGAATGGCTAAAAGATACACATTCTCTTTAGAAAACTCAGAAGACACTCTTCTCGGTTTAAATTTTGCTAAGGCCAGTCATCTGGGAGAAGAATTTAAATTATTTAATGGAGCGACCACAGCTGAACATGAGTGGATTTATCCGGAAGAATCTGTGAATCATAATAAGGTTACTTTAACAATTCAGCCACCTCCAGGTTTTGTGGCATGGTCTCCAGATCCTGAATGGGAGCCTCCAGCAGAAGATCCTAATGCAGAAGAAATTAATCCAAACGCTGGACTTCTTAGTGAGGATTATTCATTAACAAATATTCTAGTAGTGGCAGTAAAGCTCCACACGATATAGAGGTAAGATATGAAATTTGCATCTTTACTATGTGAGTTCAGAGAAGAAAAAAATGAGGAAGGTCATTTAGTAATTCAAAGATATGTTTCTTTAGGTAGAGTCAGTTTCTGGATAACATTTTTTATGATGACTAGTTTTTGGTTTGGGGGCGGGGTTGTTCCAACCTCTCTCTATAACACATTTTTTTTAATGGTAGCTTATAACTTCTTCAAGAAATCTTTTAGATTATTAGATGGCAATACGCTTTTGAATTTTTTAAAGAAAAACAATTGACATTTTGCTAATAATTTGATATAATTAAGAATAAACCCCCAACGAAAGAAGAACTCAGAATGAAGTACTCTCCTTATTCTTTTAGCAAGATCGAATGTTTTCAAAGCTGCCCGTATAAATTTAATCTAAAATATATCCAGAAAATCAAGATTGCACCACCAGATCCACGTCATTTTGAGAAGGGTAATTTCTATCATTGGATGCTAGAAAAATATCCTTGTGATCCAAGTGATTTCAAATGGAAATATGCTGATGAACATAAACAAAAGCTTTTCATCTCAAATATAGACGATTTCATTAAAGAACCAAAAGTTCAGTCGCTGCTAAAGAAAAAACTCGGGACCGAGGTTGAGTTCAAATACGATAATGAACTCGATCCTACTGACGGGAGTAAATGGAAAAGCGGTCTTTATGGTTACATTGATTATGTTGGTATGCTTGATAAAGAAACATACTTAATCGCTGACTGGAAAAGTAAAGACCATGGTGAACGTTTCCCCACAAAAGAATCTCAGCTGGAAATGTATGCTACTTGGATTTTTGATGTTAGGCCGAAAGTTAATAAAGTTTTTTGCTTTTTCTATTACGTAGAAGATAAAACTTTTAATATGTTTGAGTACACAAGAGAAGAAAATCATCTAACACTCAAAACTAATATTATAAATAAAATAAAGAATATTGAATGCACTAAAGAATTCTCAAAAAATGTGGCTAAAACATGTGATCGATGTGATTATTTTAAGATTTGTAAGCCATTCAATGTAAAGGTGAAGAAATGAAATACCAAGTTCATTATCCAAAAATAGGCAAAGTCACTATCAAAGTGAAAAATAAAATTATGAAGTACATTCATAATGAAATCGTTGAAGAACAGGCGTTTTTCGCACGGTACCCTCACATTTTTAAACCAAGACCAGATCTTGAATTGAAGGTTGAACCGACGAAAGTTGAGACTGTAATTGAAGCTGCTCAGGTAGCATATGCTCCACTCGACTTACCAGATTTACCTTCAGAGCCTGAGGTTGAAGAGGTTGAAGAGGAGCCAGAAGAAATCAAACCGGTTTTGGTGGTTGAAAAAATCTCTAAAGGTTGGTATGTCGTTAAAGATCAAAATGGAAAACAGGTTTTTCCAGAAGAAGGAAAGAAAACTCGGAAAAAGAAAGCTGAATCATACATAGAGGAGAATGAATAAAATGGCACAATTTAGAGTGAAAATAGTTCGGAACGTGAAGTTTCTTTATAAAGGTAAATTCTATGTCTATGGAGATGAATTTGACTTTGAGGGTGAACCTTCAACCGTCGCATCTCTACAGGTGATTAAACCAATTTCCGGTCCTACACCAGCAAAAGCTGTTGAAGCGAAAAAGGTAGAAGAAGTTAAACCAGAACCAACTCCAAAAGTCGATGAAGATAATTCAGTCATTTTAACGAATGATGGAACTGAAATTATTGACACTTTTGAGATGGGTTCTATGGTTTCTCCAGCAGCAATCAAAGCAGCTATTGCTAAGGTTGAAGCTACTCCAGTTAAAGTTATTAAAGAAGAAATTGTTGAGCAAAAAGTTGAAGAAGTGCAATTTGAAAAGGTCGAAACTAGTCGAGGCTGGTACGACGTGATCAACAGCAGCGGTGAGGTTATTTCTTCAAAGAAACTTCGTAAAGACGAAGCAGATAGTTTCATTACCACATTAAAAGGTTAAGTAAATGATTGGTGAAAGTCCCGTAATTAACACCAGACAGGGTCTTAAAGAATATATTCTTCGAAATCTTGGTTCTCCAGTAGTAAATGTTGAACTTCATAATACGCAATTAGAAGATATTATTAATACTACTGTTGGTGAATTTGTTCCATACTCTGATGACGGCATCGATAAGAAATATCGTGTTCTTGAATTAGAGTGTGGTAAAACTGTCTACACGTTGAATTATAATACTTATGCAGTTTTGGGACTCTACCAGTCTAATTATCTTGACTATTCTCCAGCACCTTCTGATTTATTCAGCATAAACCAATATATGGCGAATGATATGATGATTGGTGGGTTGGGAAAAATGGATATTCTTTCTCTTGAGCTGGTTCAACAACAGATTTCAACTCTTGGAATCGTTTTTGGTAATCGGATCGAATTCGATTATAACTCAGTAACAAAAGAACTCTATCTTCATGTCGATCCAGGCCAGCAAGTAGGCTTGGCTGAGAAGGTTACAGCAGATGGAAAAATCTACGTTTATATGGAATACTATAAATGTATAAATTATGATCCAAGTATCGGCATAAGTAATCTTTATGACGTTAAATGGATCCAGCAGTACGCAACAGCACTAGCAAGATATCAATGGGGCATTAACCTCATGAAATATGAAGGCACTGTGCTGCCAAACGGAATGACTATAAACGCACAGGGCACATTAGATTTAGGAAAAGAAGAAATGGAAAATCTAATGACTCAATTAAGAGAAGAATGGTCTGAACCTTGCGACTTTTTCGTAGGATAAAATATGGGAAACTATCGCAGACCAAATTTTGGGGCTGAAGCACACCCATTCACTTTCAATAAGCAGCTTCCAACTGCTGATCTAGAGCTTTTTAAAGACCTCTTCGAAGAAGGGGTCCAACTCACCGGCGACCCTATAATTTATATTCGTAAAGATTATAATGAAATAGAACACGCATTCGGTGAGCATCTCATTGAAACTCTAAAAGAAAGCTATAATCTATATGCTTATATAGAGCAGACCGAGGGTTGGGAAGGTGAAGAGCTTTTCTCTAAGTTCGGTCTTAGAAGCCAAGAAGAAATGGTTTGTCATATTCCGAAAAACTCATTTTTTGATCTAGGATTCCAACCAAAAATCGGAGACCTGATTTTTCATGTTACCTCTAAGAAATTATGGGAAGTAGAACATCCAAGAGATGATGAAGCTTATACTTTTCACCCGCTAGGTGCTCATGTGGCTTTTATTTTCGACTGTAAAGCATACCGCTTTGATCATGTTGAAGCTTCTAAAGAATTCGCGCAATCAGAAAACGAACATATCCAAACAATTCACGAAGTTTTATTTGGCGAAGGCGCTGTACACGAGGATCCACATCAAGTAGATATTGAAGAGAAGAATGAGTCTCTTGACGCTGAGATTGTCCGACAAGACATTATTGATAACTCTGAAGACGACCCACTAGGATTTTAATTAATGCAGTATTACGGGCATAATAATATAATCAGAAAATCAACTATCGCTTTTATGAATCTATTCAATAAGATTTATATTGAGAAGTATAGAAGTGACGGGAATTCTAGACTCTTTAAAGTTCCTATCCAATTTGCTAACAGAGAGAAGTGGCTCCAGCAAATGGAAGATAGAATCAATTTAGCTGGTAACACTGATGGATTTCTAAATAAGTCTCGTTTTGAGATCGACATGATCTTCCCGAGAATTTCAACTAATATCATGGCTCTGAATTATGACACCACTCGAAAGATTGGGAAGATGCAGAGGTTAGTTTCTTGTGAACCATGTTCTTTAAATGAATTAAACCAACAGTTTCAGTATGCTCCAGCACCTTGGGATATTGAATTCGAGTTAGCTATTATCTCTAAGAATATGGACGATGGTCTACAGATTCTAGAACAGATAATTCCATTTTTCCAACCATCACTAAGTCTAGATATTAAGTACATAGATGGATACAAAGCAGATTCTGTTTCAATTATTCTTGACTCTGTTGTCCCTACACACGACGAAGAGCTTGGCCACGAATCTTCAAGAGAGTTTGTTTGGATTTTAAGCTTTAGAATGAAGGTTAATTTTCATCACCCTAAGAAATTAAGAGGGAGAATTCAAGATGTCATTATGAACGTACATCCAAATGGCCCGAATTCTGAGGTTGACGAGTTAACACAATATCAATTAAATGCTACTAAATTAGAAAACATGTCGAACATGTCGAACACTTTCATTCTGTTATTTGAACGCGATGCTATAGAAATTAGAAAAGTCAATTGGGACGACTATAAAACGGAAAGTAGCACAGTAGAATTTAGAGATGAGACTTACCAAATTACCCTAATTAAGTCTGAGGGAACTTTCGAGTACCCAGAGCAAACAGAAGATGAACTGTACATGACTGATATGGCTGGAACAACTACATACTCGGTAGACATCAACTATAATATCATAAGTATAAAAACCACCACAGCCGGGGCCGCGGTCGGTGCTCCGCAACTCATAACATTCTTAGAAAAAACAACGAATAAAGAATTTATGTTAGCAATCTCGGACAATGGAGATATCGAGGTCGCTTAAGGAATAAAATAATGTCCGTAAAAAGTAATCGATTAGAAACATTACAAAAAAAGTTCGATATGGCAGAAGAGACTGTTGAGCAGATGACGACTCAAATAGAAGTCATTAGTGAAGAGGATGATCTTTCCCAGCTCACCACGACTGAAATTAAACAGCCTGGAGAACATTTACCAGAATCAGTGTTTGAAGAAGTTTTCACGCTTGATTTGCTCAAACAAGATTTCATGTCTATGAGAAGTTCTATTCTAAGCTTAATCAGCAGAGGGAAGACCATTCTCGATGACACTGGTCGACTAGACATCGCTGACATGAAAGCATCTCAATTAGAAGCATTAGCTGCGCTGCAGAAATCTACTGGAGAGAATATTAAATTATTAATGGGCATTTATAAAGACATAGTAGCAGTTGAGAAAGATAAGTACGTGATTTTGCGTGGTTTAAATCAAGAAAATTTAGGCATGCAAACACAGGGAAATATTCAGGTTGGTCAAGTAGCACAAGTAACGCAGAACGTGATAATCGCGGGCGGCACACATGACATCTTAGCGTTGATGGAGAAAGCAAAAGAAGAAACTAATGGCACATAAAATTGAGTGGGATTTAGAAGATATTACCTTAGATGTTAATGGTAATGATTACATATATTATGAAAATAATAAAAACTTAAAAAAGGCTGGGGTCGAACTTCCCTACACCGAAGAGCACATAACTGAGTTCATCAAATGCAAAAACGATATTTTCTACTTTGCTGAAAAATATTACCATATCAGGGACCTTGATTTAGGGATCATTAAAATCAAACTTAGAAATTATCAGAAAGAAATGCTCGCTTCTTTCGTTGATAATCGAAACACAATTTGTAACGCTACTAGACAGTGTGGTAAATCCACTGCATTCGAGATTTTCGTTTGCCACTATGTACTGTTTCAAGAACAAAAATCGGTTGCTGTACTAGCCAACAAAGCTCTTTCTGCTACAAACATTCTTAGAAAAGTTAAGGTTGCTTACGAACTACTTCCAAAATGGCTCCAGTCTGGAGTAAAAATTTGGAATAATAGCATGATAGAATTAGAAAATGGTTGCTCTGTTTTGGCCGCTGCTACTTCTTCTAGTGCTGTCCGAAGTTTTTCTATCAACTGTCTAATCATTGACGAGATGGCGTTTATCCCGAATAATATCTGGACCGATTTCTTCTCATCCGTTTATCCAACAGTATCTTCTTCGAAAACATCGAAAACCATTCTTGTTTCTACGCCGAACGGGATGAATCATTTCTATCGATATTGGAATGCTTCAACTACTGATGATCCAAAACTAAGAAATACGTTTAATCCGATAAAAGTTCATTGGTCAGAAGTTCCAGGTAGAGATGAACAGTGGTATAAAGATACTCTCTCGAACATGACTCAAGAAGAATTCAATCGTGAGTTCGAGGGCGAATTCTTAGGATCCGCGTTAACATTGCTATCTGTTAAAGCTCTTCGCGAAAAATTAAACATTAAAGCTGAAATTAAAAACACTGCTTTGCATGACGCATTAAATCAATTCGCTATTAATCTAAGAGTCTTTAAGAAAGTTAAGAAAGATCATCGCTATATAATGTCTGTTGATAGTGCGAAGGTTAGAGAAAATACCAACGGCGATGCAGTCGCGATACAAGTCATAGATATCACCAGATTTCCATTCAAACAAGTAGCTGTTTTTCAGGCTGACCATAATATGCATTATCTTCAGATCCCAGAGGTTGCTTATCGAATTGGTACTCACTATAATCACTCTTTTGCTTTCGTGGAAAATAACGAGATAGGGCAACAGATAGTAGATTCTCTAGCTTTTGAATTTGAATACGAAAATGTGTTCTTTGAGAAAATTGATTTGGCTGGATATAGAACTACTAAGAAAACAAAAAGATTGGGTTGTTCAAATCTTAAAGCGTGGATCGAAAAAGGGAAGTTGGAAATTTATGATCCTTACACTATTGAAGAATTAAGCACGTTTATCAAAAAGAAAAATGGCACATTCTCTGCTGAAGAAGGTTATAGCGATGACTTAGTTATGGCTCTTATGGGATGTCTGTTTTTCACCACCCGCCCCGAGTTCGATGCTTTCACAGATTTAAAGCAATTAGCAGAGACTTTATTCAATGAAGGAAGACAAATCGAAATAGAAGAATTCGTTGAGGAAGATCTGCCTGCATTTGGTGTTGTGGATACCGATGACACCGATTTCCAAGAAGAACAAGACACAAGCTGGCTTTTTTAATAATTTTTATAAATATATTAAACAAGGTTTAACTTTTGTAAAAATTCATAATCGTCTGGTACTATACTTCTTATTTTATAGATGTGTGTGGCCAGATATAACTAAACTGTCTAGGAGATAAAAGTATGGCTTTTTCACTATCCCCATCAGTTGACGTTCGCGAATTTGATCTAAGTATGTCAGTTCCAAATCTTCCTTCTGCGAAGACTGGAATGGTAATCAGATCGAATGTAGGTGAGGCGTTAGCTATTCAATCAATCACAAGTGAAAGAGATCTTATTAATGCTTTTGGAAAACCTAATGCGTATAACTATCAAGACTGGTTTAACGCATGGAATTTCCTTCAGTACGCAAGTTCTCTCTATGTTGTTCGTGGTATGGACAAAGATGTTGAAAACGCAGGCATGGAACTGGTTACAGAAAATGGTTTCGTAAATGTAGAACAACTCAGTCAAAATAAAATGTACAATCCAGACCAAGCTCAACTAACACTCGAACAAGAAATTATTCCAGAAGGACTACAATTTTGGAATAAGGACGTTTCCCCTAACCAGAATTACGCTGTTGCTGTTTGTATGAGTCCTGCTAATTGGGATCTACCATTTTCAGCTGATGGTCTAAATTCTTTAGTTTCTGTAGCATCTTTTGATTCTACAGCCGACGTTGGTACAGGTTCAAGCGCGATCCAATCTGATTATAACACTTTAATCGTTGGTGATGCATTTGAATTCCAAGGCGCAACTTACACAGTATCCGACGTAACTGGTGCTGTTGTAACTGTTACTCCTGAAATCACAGAAAACGGTGATGGTTCTACTGCTTATGTTGGTATTGTTACTGGAACTACAGCACTCACGCCAGCTGTTGAAGCTTACCGGAATGCTAAATTCTCATCTGATCTTGTGAACGCTGATGGTTCATTTGTTTCTTTCTCATCTTTCTTTGAGTATAAACCAGATTTCGCTAAAGGCGAGTTTGTTGTTGTAGTTTTTGATCTTGATGACGACGGTCTTTTCGATAACATCGAAGAATTCACTGTTGGTAAAACTGAAACAGCACGGGACGTTGAGGGTAGAAACATTTTCATTGAAGAAGTTTTCTTCAAGAGTTCTAAGCTTCTATTCGCACGTTGGAATCAAGAATACGCTGCTAACATTGACACAGCATTTTCTCCATTCGTAGAATTAAGTGGAACTGCTGTCGACGTTGAAGCTGTTGAGCCTGAGTGGCTTTATCCTCGTAAAAAGGAATTTGCTGCTGACGGTACTACATTCATTAAATGGATTTTCGATCCATTGGGATATGCTACTGCTGATATCATGAACGGATTTGAACTATTTGAAGATCCAGAAGCTTTTGATATTAACCTGCTTATTTCTCATCAAATCGATATTAACCGTGCATCAACAATCTGCTCTACTCGCAAAGATTGTTTAGCAATCGTTGCTCCATATGATTATCCTTCTTTAGTTGGAAAATCTGCTTCTGATGCTACTGAATGGATGACTGACAACTTCGGTTCTCAAAAATATCCTATGCCTTCAACATATTACACATTCAATTCATATTCTGCCGTTTATGGCAACATGAAATATCAATATGATAAATTCAATGATGTAAATCGTTGGTTGTGTATCGCCGGTGATATCGCTGGTTTGGCTGCTCAAACTGATGCCAATCGCGATCCATGGTGGGCATTTGCTGGTCTTGAGCGTGGTAAAATTCGCAACGCGATCAAACCTGCTTTTAATCCTAACAAGCAAAATCGCGATGATCTTTACATTAATAGTATCAATCCAATCATGTCTGTGCCTGGCGAAGGCGTAATGGTTGTTTGGGGTCAGAAAACTGCGACAGCTAGACCGTCAGCGTTTGACCGTGTTAATGTACGTCGTTTACTTATCACTATTGAGAAAGCTATCTCAACTGTTTGTAAGTACGTGATTTTTGAATTTAATGATGAATTCACACGCGCTCGTTTACGCGGGATGATTGAACCATTCCTTCGTGATGTTAAGGGTCGTCGTGGAATTTATGATTTCATGGTGGTTGTTGATGGTTCCAACAACACAGCAGAAGTTATCGATAATAACGCTCTTGTAGTCGACATTTATATTAAACCTACCAAGGTTGCTGAATTTATCCAGCTTAATGTTAATGTTACAAGAACTGATGCTAACTTCGAAGAATTAATCGCACGATAAGGAGAGTAAAAAATGCCAATCACATTATCAGATTTTAAAAGTAACGTGAAAGATGTTGCTCGTCCTAATCGTTTCATGTTTAAGTTCAATAGTTTACGTGCAGGTGGTGATCCTGTTAAAATGACGTATCTCTGTAAGTCTTCACAGATTCCAGGGAAAAACATCGGGGAAGTAATTTTAAACTGGCAAGGAATGCAGAATAAAATTGCTGGTGATCCGACTTTTGATGATCTAACTCTAACTTTTTTGAATGACTATGACCAATCTGGCCGTGACACATTTGAGAAGTGGATGAAGAAAATTGACGATCAGACTACTAACGTAAGAACTGAACAGGACGAATATAAAGAGGATTGTACTCTTGAGCATCTTGGGCGTGGTGGAGAAGTTATCGCTAGTTTCAAGATGATTGGAGTCTGGCCGAAAACTATTGATCCTGTTGATCTTGACCAAGAAACAATGGACACACCATCCGAGTTTAACGTAACATTAAGCATGGATTATTGGGAACGCGATAGCTAAAAATCGTTTCTAAAATATATTCACAACAAAAGGGAGATCTTCGGGTCTCCCTTTTTGTGTTTCTTATAAATATTATTAAGGAGATGAGTGTTTATGTTTAAGAAGATTATTATTTTAGTATTTTTGATATGTTTCTCATCTCAGGCGCTGTCGATTTCCAAATCAGCGACTTATTCTAAGTCGCTGAAAAAATCTTTAGTGTTGATTTCTAATAAGTGCTATGATTATATGAAATACACTAATTTCGATAATTCTTTACACGAAGCAATATCCTCTGTTAAAAATAAGAATTTTAAAATCAGGAAATTCTACTTAAATTGTCATAACGAGTGTTCTCAAGAAGAATTAATCGGTAGATTTAAAATCATCTGGAAGAAAGTGCTTGAAATTGATCCAGACTATTTAGTCATTTCAGATAATATTCTTTGGAACAATTTCACTAACGAGATTCAGGAGTTTAGTGAACGACCAAACAAATTAACAGGAGTTTTTAATCTAATAAGTAATGAAAACATCTTCAATGATTTCCAAAACTTAGCCCCAAATATTTTATTTTCAACACATGTAATAAATATTACCCCAGTTGTTAATTACTTCGCGAAGAACGGGGGAGATTTTTCAGATTATTATATTTTAAGAGACGCATGTCCATATAATTTAGATATCGCTGTAAGCATTCGAAAGCAACTCAAGCGAATGAATCAACAAACTAAAGTCAATGTGATAGAAGTTTATTCCGGTCGACACCTGAAAAACATAGTAACAGAATTACAGATAGAAAAGCAAGGTGTGATAATTCCAATTATGGATAGCTTAATGGGAAATAACGGAAAACATATTAATATAAATAATATTTTAAGTATTATAAAATCTCATAATAGAAAACATGTCGAGGTCTCTTTAACATATGATGCCTCAAAATTTTTAGGTATTTCTTATGCTCATAATGCGAATATTTCCACTAGAAGAATTAAGTTAGAGAATAATTTAATATTTTTCTTAGAAGATTTCGTTGGGGACGAAAAGAAATATTTAAATGAGAAATCATTATTAATTGTTAATAGACAAGAGGTCGGCAGAGTTTTTAATGGCACTAAGCTTTTACGCGTCACGAACCACATAGTAGATATTTTTAGGTGAAAAAATGTTAACAACGATTTATAATTTTTTAAATATTTTCTATGAAAAATTCGCTAATCATATAGATTATGTGATTTCAGACGAGGGGAAAATAGTTAAGGTGATAAAGAACAGAGGTTTAGGTTCTTCTGCTTTTATCTATTTCTTCATTAGTCTTGTGATTCTAATTACATTATTTTCTGGTCCGCTTATTCTTATAAACGAATATGATTCTTATTATACTGATAAGATTTTTCTGGACAAGTATGAAGTACAGCAAATATGTTACGAAAATAGTAGTTGGATAGAATGTTTTAGTTTTTCGGATGATAAACTACTAAAACTTTATTTAGATTCTAATAATCCAATAAAAACACTTTATATCAAAGAGGACTAAGCTCTATATGTTCAATTTTCTTTTAAATATTTCTACCTCTACATATTTCGTGTTTGGGGCCTCACTTGTTCTAACTATCTTCATAGTGTTAATTGTTTTGCCGCTAATTAACCGCATGAAAAAAATGGATGATGTGCTTTACGAAAAAATGAATCTCGTGCCAAATAAAGAAGATTATAAAATCTTGCTTGAAGAGGTTCGAGATCACCATGACGCACAAGCTAATTTTAATAACGAGTATTCTGAAATAAAAGATCTCATTAATGAATTAAACACAGAGTTAGAAAAAATAAATGTAAAAGATTTTAGTAATATTCTTTTAGACACATGCGATTCAAAAATTGGGGGGTTAATGGACGACGTATCTGTGTTAGACGAAAGAATTACTGACTTCGCTAATTATATGCATGAAAACGAGAAACAAACTTCTGTACAGATCAAAAACTTAGTTGCTGCACGTATTGACGCTGTGATTTTTCTAATAAAATTCATAGAAAAATTAAAAGAGTCGAATGTTATAGAATATATAGACACTGATCCACTAGAAAATATACAAAGAAAACTCCAAAAAGGTTTGGATAGTATTTCTGGTGGTGGGAACTATACCGTCTTTAATTCCAACAGTAAATCTGGTAGAGTTAATAGATTTACAAATGATTTTAAATACTAAAGGTACTAAAAATGAAAACTTTTCCGATTGATTTAATGACTTTAACCAATCATATACACACACAATATGATAAGATTTTACACAACAACTCATTTAGAAATAGAATGTGCGTATGTAGAAGAAAAATATTCGAGCAATTCACTTTCACAGTTGAGAAATTGATAATTAAAATTGGTTCTAGAACATTAAAATACACTGAAGATTTTAACTTCGAATTGAGCACAAATATTTTAGAACTAAAAGATTGGTTCAATAAGGAGGTTTATGAATATCTCTTTAATGATCACGAAGTATCTAACAAAATGGTGCTAACATTCAAAAAAATGCAAGAATACCAAGACATTAAATTCTTCGACATACTGGAAACGAAATATGAGAATATTTTAATTTCTCTACGAAATCATGAAATAGAGAACGTTAACTCTGAGCTGAATAATCTCTTCGAAGAAATTAGAGCGTGGTATGAATTATTTCTTTATATGATTCTTTCGACACAGTTTAACTGTCAGTCTTTAAAAGATTCATTCTTGGAGGATAATAATATTCGCCCCGACTTTGGATGTGGAATGAATGATCCAACAAAATGGTGCATTCATCACAATGATTGCGAAAAATGCGACGTCCATGAAACTGTGCTTGAGCATGGCGAGTCAATCAATATCATAATGGTAAATGATTTTATCGATGACATGACTTGGCTAGAAAAATTAACAGATATAGTAAAAAATTATCATCACAACCCAGATGACATAACACTTTACTTAGATTATAGAATGTATGATCAGCTAATTCAGTGTAAATTATCTCATCATCATTACGATAAAATTTTAGAAGCTCAAAGCTGCTTCAAAAATATTAAAATAAAAAATCATGAAGGAATAAATTTTAATGGTTATTTTGAAAAACTAAAGACCATGCTTACTGCGAACATGTAAATAAGGAACAAAATGAGTGAACTAGAATGCAATAATACGGATTTTTTAAAATCTGCGCAATTTAAATTAGTCTTAGAACTTCAAGAAAAGACGGTTGAATTCTTCGTGCAAGAATGTAATCTTCCTGGCTGGCAAATTGGAGAAATGCAGATCTCGCACATGTCACAAATTCAGCAACGCCCTGGTGATAATATAACTTGGAATCAGTTAACAGCTACTATACTGTGCGATGAAGAGCTAAAAGCGTTTATTGAATGTCACAAATACTGTTTTAGAATTAAAAATCCCGACACTGGAGAACTTGGTGGACCGGACGAAACTTTTGATGCTAAATTAGTAATTCTAACTAATAAAAATAATTATCAGCATGTAGTAACTTTCTATGATGCATGGATACAGAATGTTGGTGACATGCCTTTCACAAATATATCTACTGAAGACGAACCAATCACATTCACGATTGATCTTCAGTATGATTATTACACGATAGGAAAATAAAACAACTAAAGAGAATAAAATAAATGAGCTATTATCAAATACAAGATTTTAGAAAATATTTAACACACCCAGAAAAATATACTAACGTTTCTGGACAACCATGCACGCTAAGGAGCGGTTGGGAAATTAGATTTGCTACTTGGCTTGATACTAATTCTGGAGTACTAAAGTGGTCATCTGAGGAGATTGTTATAAAATATGATTTCATGAATCCAAAAACTGGTAAGTTAAATAAGCATAGATATTTCACAGACTTTTGGATGCAGATAAGAGATAAACAAGGAGACATAAAAGAGTACATCATCGAAATAAAACCGTTTAAAGAAACAATGCCTCCCCAAAAACCCAAGCGAGAAACTAAAGCTTATAAAAATAGAATAGTAACTTATCTCAAGAACCAAGCAAAATGGAATGCAGCTCGTGAATTTTGCGCTAATCAGAAAAGACTTGGTAAAGAAATAGAATTTGTGGTTCTAACTGAAAAAGATTTGCCAATTACTTAATTATAAATACACATAATAAATTATTAAGGTTATCTAAATGGCAGGTAAATTCAAAGAGAACGCAATATATTTTTTCAGATACAAAGATCCAGCTACTAAAGCTAGGATGGAAGTATGGGACTCTGCTCCCTTAATAATTCCATTAGACATTACTAGAAAATCTCTGTTAGCTGTGAATCTACATTGGATCCCAAGTAGTCACCGCCAAGAATTTGTTAATTTCTTAATGGAATATTTCAAGCAAGGAAGACTCGGAAACAAAAGAATAAAACGCACACGACTTTATTACAATTTCGTGAAATCAGGTAAAATTAGATGGGCTATGGTCGCTATAAGACGCTATCACATCTCTAGAATCACTGGAATGAAAGAAATAAAACCGGAACTTTGGCCTAAGATGCTGAAAACTAGATCAATAGGACCAAAATTCAAATACACTAACTGGAAAAAGAATCTTACTCGTTCTTTTAGAAAACCAGTGAAATAAGGATTTAACACATGTCAAAATTTTTAAATGGTTTAGCAGAAGAATTAAATCGCCCGATTTATGGAAAAAAAGAGGCAAGTTTAAACAATAAAAATAGTTTATCTACTTCTTCTAATGAGGGTGATGTCGAGGCGGATTATATTTCATATGATCCTTTTGCTTCTTACACTAATTCTTCTCTTTCAGAACATACGAGTTTTTCTAATCGTAAAGAAATCATCAGTAAATGGCGCAAAGCTATTTGGAATCCTGAGGTTGACGAAGCCGTCACAGAGATTCTTACTGAGGCGATCGTTTTTGACGAGCAAGAAGATGTTCTTTCTATAAACATCGACGACGTAGATCTACCTAAGAAAATTAAAAACAAAATTATCGAATCTTTTGAAAATATCCTTTATATGCTCGATTTCAACCGCATGGGAGAAGATCTTTTCAAAAAATGGTACGTTGATGGTCAATTAAATCTTGAAGTAGTGTATGATAATAAAAAAATTCAAGACGGCATCCAAAAATTGATCGTACTTTCCCCATTCGATATCTGGAAGATCAGAAACGAAAAAACTCATGAAATTAAGTACATCATTAAAGACGAAAAACCCGATAACAATTTTGCTACTAACATAAAGAAAGCTGAACGGATTTTTGAGCTTGAACAGATAACTCAGATTGTTTCTGGTTCTTGGTCCTCTGATGGAAAAACGCCCATGTCGTTGCTTCAGAAGGCGATTAAACCAATTAATCAGTTGAACCTTTTGGAAGATGCTGTGGTCATCTGGCATATCACTAGGTCCCCAGAAAAGCGTGTTTTCTATATAGATACAGGTAACCTTCCGAAATCAAAAGCAGAGGAATATATTAAGCGTCTTATTGCTAAGTATCGTCAGAAAAAAGTCTATAACGCTGAAAACGGTACCTTGGATAATCGTTCTAAATCTATCTCAATTCTTGAAGATTTTTGGTTACCACGAAATGCAGCTGGTCGGGGAACAGAGATTGATACTCTATCTGCTCAGTCTTCTGGCATGGAAGAAATGACTCATGTTGAATATTTCGTAGATAAAATTTACAAAGCTTTAACTATTCCACGTTCAAGAAGAAGTCAAGAGTCAACGATTCAGATTAATAACTCTATTGATGTTGAAAAAGATGAACTGAAATTCTTTAAGTTTATTCTTAAATTGCGTCGTAGATTTAATAACTTATTCATCGACCTACTAAAGAAAGATTTATTAGCTAAAAAGGTTATAAAACTAGAGCACTGGGAAACGATCCAAGAAAAAATTAAATTTAATTACGCGAATAACAATCCTTACTCAGACATCAAGAAAATGCAACTGATGGAAATGAGAATGGGAATTGCTTCTAATGCTCTGGAAATGGTCGAAAATGATTTTCTTTCCAAGCAGTGGGTTAAAGAAGAAATTTTAAATCAAACCCAAGAAGAGATCGACGAGATTAAAAAGCAGCGAGATGAAGAAAAGAAAGACGGCGATGATGTTGGTGGGACTAGTGATGATGATGAGAATGGAATGGGATTTGGCCAAGAGCCAGTAGCCCCAGCAAATCGTGGGGAAGTTCCAACCCAACCGCCCGTCCAACCACAAGCACAGCAAGGTATTGAGAAAGAAAATCAGCCGGTTTATTTAGCGGCTGATATTCAAGAACAACTATCTCAATTAATCAAGAAAGAAATTACTTCTGCTATTGATGAATATAAGAAGAATGAAAATGAAAGAAAGAAAATTGATTTCATCAATACACTAAAAGAAGGCGATATCATAAGTAATGGAAAAGAAAAATTAATTCTTTTTAACGGCAAACTTATTCCATACGAAGAAGATTAAAATGAGTAAATCTTTCAAACAACTCATGAGAGAAACTGAGTTTAAAGACATTAAACTCGAAGAATTTAACTTAATTAATTCTGATGCGCCGAAAAATGTTGATCTTAATAATGTTGAAGACTTCAGTGTTATAATCAGAAAAGAAGAATCATTACCTCAAATTAATATTGTGGAGGGAGAGAAGGGTGCCGATGGCGCTGTAGGACCTGCTGGTCCAAAAGGCGAAGAAGGAAAAATCGGACCTGCTGGTATCCCAGGTCCTCCGGGAGTAAGAGGACCAAAGGGCGAAAAAGGCGAAAAAGGGGACACTGGCGAACGTGGGGAAAAAGGTGAGGTTGGTGTAACGGGTGAAAAAGGCGAGCAAGGTCCTATTGGAGCTACCGGATTTGCTGGACCACAAGGTAAGCATGGAGTACGGGGATTACAGGGACCAGAAGGACCAGAAGGTAAAATTGGTCCTCAAGGAGAGGTTGGACCCGATGGACTTAGAGGTTTAACTGGTCCTCAAGGTGAAACTGGTGCAGTTGGTCCTCAAGGTGAAAAAGGTGCAGTTGGTCCTCAAGGTGAAAAAGGTGAAATTGGTTTACCAGGGATCCCCGGAGAAACCGGTAGACGAGGACCAGTCGGTCTTCAAGGTTTTCCTGGGGAACCGGGGAAAGTTGGTAAGCGTGGGACAAAAGGATTAAAAGGCGATACAGGACCAAAAGGCGATACTGGTAAGGTCGGAGCTTCTGGTGCTCCTGGGCCTGTTGGTGCCGTTGGACCTGCTGGTAAAGATGGTAAAGATGGAACGTATCCTGAGCATCAAGTTCAGACGAATGGCGTTCGATGGAAAAACCCTGATGGAAATTGGGGCGAATGGATGGCGGGAGTGGCATAGGACAAGCTGAAGCTGCCGGCATTGCTCAACACCTGATTGATAAAGCTTTAGAAGGTTTTGATCCTGGAACTCCAGGTGGTGGTATCATTGTTGAAGAAGAACAAGAAGTTATCCAGAATGGCACGACCGTTATTAATACACCCTCAGATTTGAAAATCGGCTCACAAGAAATATACTTAAATGGAATAAGATTATCGGCTGGGAATAATAGAGATTACTCAATCGACGAAACAAACATAAGTTTCCTGAATGGCTGGGAATTATTTAACCAAGATATTATAAATATCTTATACAGTAAAAATATTTAATATAGGAGAAAATTATTATGGCTAGAACATTAGTTCGTGGCTCAACTCAAATCATGGAACTTTCTGTTACAAACTCAGAAATTGCTATGCCAGATGCTGCTAATCCAGTTGGCATTGAGTTAGTCAAAATTGAAAAACATGATTCGATTGTACTATCAGACGGGACTCCGGTTGCTGGTAATATCGATATGGGTGGACATAAGATCACCAACGTTGCTCCAGGCACTGACCCTTCGGACGTTGTTGTTAAATCTCAGCTTGATTCAATCGCTGCTGGTTTAGATCCAAAAGAATCTGTCCGAGTTGCTACTACGGCTGATATCACGCTTTCTGGTCTTCAGACTATCGACGGTGTTTCACTTCAAGTTGGTGATCGCGTCTTGGTTAAAGATCAAAATGATGATACAGAGAATGGTATCTATGTCGCAAGCGCAACTGGGTGGGCTCGTTCTGATGATGCTGATGGTGATATCACTGGTGAAGTTTCTGGTGGTATGTTTACATTCGTTGAAGCTGGTTCTGGAAATGCTGGTTCTGGATGGGTCGTTGTTGCTGATGGCACATTAGATCCAGACACAGATCCAATTACATTCACTCAGTTTGCTGGGGGTGGTGCTTTAACTGGTGGATTAGGTATCCAAGTTAATGGCACTGAGATTGTTGCTGATACTGATAATTCCACTATTATTAATACTGGTGGATCAGGTTCACAAATCGCTATTAAACCTTTAGCAGTCGTTTCTGGTCTTTTAGCGGGTGATTCGGTTATTACATCAAAAGTTTTAGACGGTAATATTACAGCAATTAAAATTAACGCTGATATTGCTGGTGCTGCTTTAACTAAAAATGCAACTTCAAATGCATTAGACGTTAACGTTGATGGTACTACAATTTCAATCGTTGGTAATAAATTACAAGCAAATGCTGATGAATTATCTGCTGCTCTTGCTGGAGATGGTCTTATTCGTAATGCTGGTTCTGGCGAACTTGACGTTAATGTTGATGGAACCACAATCGAAATTACTGGCGACACTTTAAGAGTTGTTGCTGGTGGGATTGGTACTTCACACTTAGCAGACGATTCTGTTACTCGTGAAAAAGTTAATGCCGACGTAGCTGGTATTGGTTTAGTTCAAGCTGCTGGTGGAGAATTAGATGTAAACGTTGATGGTTCTACTATCGAAATTGATTCTGATATCGTCAGAGTTAAAGCTGCTGGTATTACTGAAACTGAGATTGCTTCCACTGCCCTTGGCGCTGGTCTACTTGGTGGTTCTGGTACTGTTATCAGCGTTGATGATACTGCGTTCTTATCTGCTGCTAAATACGTGGTTCGTGAACAACAAAATGCTACTACTAACAATCAAACCTCTATTGCTTTGGATTTCACTCCAGTTACTGGAACAGAAATGGTTTTTGTTAACGGTGTTTTAATGGAAGAAGGTGCTGGAAACGATTATACTATTTCTGGTGGAACTATCACTTTCACTTTCGGTCTTCAATATCACGCAACAAACACGAATAAGCGTGACAAGGTTTCAGTTACTTATTTTAAGCAATAAGGCTTAATTAGATGGCAAGAACAAGCTTAGGAACAAGAGAAGTTAGAGACGGGACAGTAGCCCGCAGTGATGTTGATACAACCACTGCGGGCGAATCCCTTATCACTAAAATAGTCGCTGGGTCGGACGTTAGTCTTACTTGGACTGGAACAGATCCTGGGACTGGCGATGTTACTGTCAATTTCACTGGGGGAGCTTCGACTGCTATTCCTCTTGATGTATACGAACTAGCAGATTGGTATGGCGGGCAGCAAATTACCGCTACACCAATTACCTTAGATTTTGATGGACCTCGATATCCTAATGCCAAATAT